TGAGAGAGAGAAGCCACCGACCGGCCAACCCGAACCGGCCGGCGAGAGAGAGAAGCCACCGACTGGCCAAGCCGAAACCGCCGGCGAGAACCTCCTTCTCCGCTGCCGCCAGAACCCGCGCTGGGCGTCGGATGAGATCGCCCGCCTCCGCGCCGCCCTCTCAGGCATCCGTTCGATCACCGTCGAAACGCACACCGACTGCCCGGCCCGAACCCGGCCATACACGGCACTGTCGCAGATCGACCAAATTGCACGAAAGGGACAGTCATGAGCTTCCATGCCAGCCTAGCCCCGGACGATGAAGCGCCTGACCCGCTGCTTATGGAATACCGCGCTGCTATAGCGGACGAATGGGACGCGACGGACGCTTGGAAGTCGTGCCGGTCGCCTGCAAACAAAGTGGAGATGGAGCGCGCCAGACGCCGGTTGAGATCCTCGATCAATGCCCTGTTTGGGGAGGTGGTGTAAGATGTCTGACCAAGCCGACACCGAAATCGTCATCGACGCCGATTACGTCAACGCCCACCTCGAAGCGGCCGGAATGACCCTGCTGGCGCTGCCCGGCAGCGGCTTCAGCCCGCGCATGTCGGCTGGCGGCATGGATGTCGTGCACGCCGCCATTGAGGCCTATGGCTGGACCGAGACCCCGATCAAGCCGCCAGTCCCGTCCGCCCGCCGCATCGATGCGATGGATGAGGCCCTCAAATGGCTGCGCCTGATCCCGCAGGACCGCTACGTGCTCCGCCGCATCGTCGGCGCGAGGATGCTGGTGCACCCGATCTCCGAACGGAACCTCTTCACCTGGAACCGCATCGCCAAGGTGCTCGGCTGCGACCACAAGGCGATCCAGCGCTGGCACGCCCAGGGGATCGACCTGATCGTCGCCGGATTGATCGCCCGAAATAATTATTTTTAAGGGCTTCCAAAACGCCCAAGAATTATGGCAGTAAATCGCTATCGTCACGCGAATCGCACGCCCGGCCCGGCAACAGGTCGGGCGTTCGTCGTTTCTGCGCCGTCAACTACCCGAAAATCTCGGGCAGTTCGTTTCCGAAGAGGTGTCATGTGATCGCCTTCACCGTAGACACCAGCGGCCTGACGCGCATGGAGAAGTCCCTCGCCGCGCTCGCCGACAAGCAGCTCCGCTACGCCGCATCGCAAGCCCTGAACGACTGCGCCCGAGCCGCCAGCGTCGCCGTCAACCAGGCGATGCCGGAAGTCTTCGACCGCCCCACCGCCTTCACCGACCGCGCCGCGATAGCCCCACGCGCCCTCGCCGCGACCCGGGACCACCTCGCCGCCACCGTCACCCTGCGCCCAGTCCAGGCCAAATACCTGGAGGAAGAGGAACAAGGCGGCACCCGAACCGCCGCCAACAACACCCGTAAGCCCGGCAGCGCCCTCGTGCTGCCCGGCAAGAGCCTGGATCTGAACGCCTTCGGCAACATCCCAGACGGCACGCTGAAAACCCTAAAGTCGCAGTCGAAGGAAAGCCGCCACGCTCGCCGCAAGCGCCTGCTCCGCGCCGCGCACCGCGCCCTCGGCAAGAACGTGCAAGGCCCGATCCAGGCACCCGCTGACGCCGACGGCACAATCGCCTTCCTCCCCGCCGGTGTCGCTGCCAACAAGGCTGGTATCGGCGGCTACTTCCGCCGCCTCGCCGGCGGCCACCTGACGCGCCTGACCGCGTTCGAACCCGAGACCCACTACCACGCCCGCATGGGCTACCACGCCCGCGTCGAGAAGACCTTCCTCGCCACCTGGGTGACAGCTCTCGCGCGCCGCTTCGCCGAGGCCATAGCTTCCGCCCGCTAATGCCGCGGGTCCCTCCCGGGGGCAGGGCCAAACCGAGGGCATTTCGCGCCCCGGCTTGACGGTCTGTCTTAGCAAAATTTCGGTTAACCTTCTGTTGTTGTAGGTGTTTTCGTATGTCCGCCGCCGCCCCGACCGGCAACAAGATCGAGCTGGCGGCGGCCCTCGGCTGCTCGCTGCCGACCCTGTCGGCGTGGATGATGAAGTATCGGCCCGAGTTCCCGATCCAGTCGGCCGGCACCAACGGACGCTCCTACGTCTTCGACTTCAAGGCCGTCTTCGACTTCCTCCGCACGAAGCAGGAGGAACAGGCCGCCGCCACCTCCGAACGCGACGCCGCCCTCGCCCAGCTTCGCCTCCCCTTCGACGTGCCGGGCGCCGACCTGCCGCTGCAGATCAAGCCGTCGATCGGCGACGAGATCAAGGCGATGCAGCTCCGCCGCCTGCAGCGCGAGGAAGCCGAGAAATCCGGCGCCCTGGTGCCGGCCGAACAGATCGGCGCGGCGCTGGCCGGCATGCTCGCCCGCCTCTCGCGCGACACCCGTGCCTTCATCCAGCAGCTCGCCCGCGAGCAGGACTGGCCGCCCGGCTACACCCAGGCCGTGCTCGCCCGCTACGCCGATACCCAGCGCAGCGCGGTGAAGGATCTGCAGGCCCAGTTCGCGGCAGGGGACTTGACTGACGATGCTCGACAACAGGCCTGAACTGCCGTTCGCCAGCGCCGCCGACCTCATCAGCGCCGCGCTGAACGCCTACCTGCCACCGGACCTGATCTCGGTCGCCGACCACGCCGCCCGCCACCGCTGGCTCGATAATCGCGGCGGCGGCTATGTCGGCCGCTGGTCGCACGATGAAGCGCCCTACCTCATCGAACCCATGGAGGCCCTGACCAACCCGGATTACCTGACCGTGGCGATCCCCGGCCCGGGCCGTTCCGGCAAGACCGCCATCGGCGAGAACTGGATTCTCCAAAGCGTGGATGCCGATCCGGCCGATATGCTTTGGTATGAACCCACGGATGACGTGGTCGAAGCCTACGTGAAAGCGGTCATCAACCCGATGATCGAGCAGCACGGCATCCTTAAGACCCGTCTGGGACCCAACCCGGTCGATCGCAGCATCCACTTCAAGTCGTTTCGCTCAGGCATGTGGCTGCAATTCCTGCCCATGGCCGACAATAACATGCGCAACAAGAGCGCGCCTCGCCTGGTGCTCGACGAAATCGACGCCGCGCCCGAGTCGCTGGGCGATGTCTACGACCTGGCGGACCTGCGCCGCCAATCCTTCGGCCGCGACTCGAAAATCCTCGCGGTCAGCCACCCGGACCAAGCGATCGGCCTGGAACCGGCCTTCTGGCAGCGCGGCATCATGCGCCTCTACGCGCGCAGCACGCGCTGCATGTGGTTCTGGCCGTGCCCGGAGTGCAACGACTTCAGCTCGCCGCACCCGCTCGCATCGCGGGTGATGGCGCTGCACTACCCGGAAAATGCCCCGCTCGACGAAATCCGCGACTCGGCGGCGCTGCTCTGCCCGTCCTGCGGCAGCCTGATCGCCGACAAGCACCGTCGGGCGATGAACCTGGACGGCAAATGGGTGGGAATCGGGCAAACCATCGCCCCGGACGGCTCGATCGAGGGCGACCGCGCCCGCCGCGACATCGCCGGCTTCCACATCGTCGGCGCGATGAGCCCGTTCATCATCGGCGGCATCGGCGCCCTCGCCACGGCCAAGGTGCACGCCGAACGCGACCTGCTGATCACCGGCGACGACAAGCCGCTGCGCACGGTGATGGCCCGCCGCTTCGGCCTGCCCTATGAACCGCGCAAACGCATCGGCCAGGTGGACGCCGTCACCCTGGCGGACCGCGCCGAAGACCGGCCGCTGCAGCAAGTGCCGGACGGCGTGCGGTTCCTGACCTGCTTCGTCGACGTGCAGAACAATCGCTTCGATATGATGGTGCGGGGCTGGGGGATCGACGGCGAATCCTGGATCGTCGACGTCGAACAGATCCCGGCCGACACCGCTGTCAGCCTGAAAGACTGGGACGATCTGCTGGAACGCCTGACCGAGGCGGCCTATCCGCTCGCCGACGGGTCCGGACGCGGCCTGCGGCTGCGCGCCATCGGCTACGACAGCGCCGGCTTCCCCGGCGTCACCCAGCAAGCCTACGCCGCCTGGCGCCGGCTGCGCGCCCGGCGGCAGGTGAAGTTCCTGGGCAAGGCGGACGGCCGCGACGTGTGGAGCGTGCTGCCGATGAAAGGTGCCTCCGGGCCGAACGCGGCGCGGATGCAGGTGGTCTATCCGACATCCAAGCGCAAAGACCGCGACGCGAGGGCGACGGGGTCCGAACCGCTGCTGCTGTTCAACCCGAACAGCTTCAAGAATGACCTGGGCGGCCAGCTCGCCACCGCCGAACCGGGTGCCTGGTATGTCCACCACCCGCGCTGCCTGCGCGGCGAGTGGCCCGACACCGACAAGCCGGAGACCCCGGAAACCCGCCACCGCTGGTTTGACCAGGTCGTGGCCGAACGGCCGGACAGCAAGGGCCGCTGGGTGAAGATCGCCGAAAACGCCCGCAACGAAGCGCTCGACCAGCATGTCGGCTGCCACGTGCTGGCCGATCTGCACGGTCTGGCGCGGATCAAATGGGACCGCCCGCCGCCCTGGGCGGCCGAGTGGGACACGAACGTGCTGGTGACGAAGACCAGCACCACGAGAACCGGCGCGGGACCCGTTCCAGCGGCAGCAGCCAGAATGGCCGCTGTTGCTGCGCCCGCGCCGGCCCAACGCTCGCCTGTCAACCGCCTCGACCGGATCGCCTCACTGCTGCGCCGGTAGCGTCAACCGCAAGACAGGAATCGTCAACCGATGGCCACCGGACCCTTCACCGGCATGGCGGTGCCTGCCCTGCAGGCCGCGCTCGCCGCCGCCCAGACGGCGCTGATCGCCCTCGAATCCGGGCAGATGGTCGCCACCGTCTCCTACGCCCAGGGCGAGGGCAACCGGTCTGTCACCTATACCCGCGCCGACTCCGGCCGGCTGCGTCAACTGATCGCCGACCTGCAGGCCGCCCTCGGCATGCGGCCACGCCGAGCCATAGGAATCAGCTTCGCATGAAGGGCCTGGTGGACACGCTCGGCCAGCCGCTGCGCCCGCAAGCGCCAGCGGCACCGCCGCGCGCACGCGCCGGGCTGTCCGGTGGCGGCATGGCCAACGCGTTCCCCTACGACGCGCAGGTCCCCTACAGCCAGGACATGAACGACTGGCAGCCCTGGCTGCGCAGCCCCGACTCCGAGATCAACCTCGACCGCGACCGCGTCGTCGCCCGCACCCGCGACCTGGTGCGCAATAACGGCTGGGCCAAGGGCGGCATCGTCACCCGCATCGCCGACGCGGCGATCGGCGCCGACTTCCACCCGATCCCGACGCCGAACTGGCGCGCCCTGTCCCGCTTCAACAAGGCCTTCGACGCCACCTGGGCCGCCGAGTACGCCGCCGCCGTGCGCTCGGAATGGACACTTTGGGCGGACGATCTGAACTTCCACAGCGACGCCGCCCGCACGCTGACGATGACGCAGCAGTTCTACCTGTCCTATCTGCATTTCCTGATCGACGGCGAGTGCCTCGGGATGCTGCTCTGGGCGCCGGAGCGGCTCGGCCGCGGCGCTGCCCGCTACAGCACGGCGCTGCAGGGCATCGACCCGGACCGCCTGTCGAACCCCTACCAGATGGTTGACACGCATGACCGCCGCGGCGGCGTGCAGATCGACAATCTCGGCGCCCCGATGGGCTATCACATCCGCCAGGCGCACCAGAACGACTGGTATGACGCCGACCGCAGCATGGTGTGGGATTTCTACCCGCGTGAAACCCCGTGGGGCCGCCCGATCGTGGTGCACTACTACGACAAGGAACGCGACGATCAGCATCGCGGCAACAGCATCCTGACGCCGATTCTGGCGCGCTTCAAAATGCTGGACAAGTACGACACCGCGACCCTGCAGGCCGCCGTGCTGCGCACCATCGTGGGCTTCTTCCTGAAGTCGCCTTACGACCCCGAACAGGTGCGCAACGCCCTTGACGCCGGCACCTATGGCGAGGAAGCCACCTCGACCGATGACGCCTTCGTCGGCGAGCTGGGCGCCCGCGCGGCCTGGCACGCCAAACACGGCATGTCGCTGGGCGGCGTGCGGATGCCGCTGCTCGCCCCGGGCGAAAGCATCGAGACCGCGTCCGGCGGCAGCCACGCCGCCGATTTCGACGCCTTTGAAACCAGTTTCCTGCGCAACTTCGCCGCCAGCACCGGCCAGGCTTTCGAGGAAGTCTCCGGCGACTTCCGCCACACCAACTATTCCAGCTTTCGGGGTGCGATGCTGCAATCCTGGCGCACCCTGATCCGCCGCCGCGGCAGTTTCTCGGCACGCTATGCCGCGCAAATCTACGGCGCCTGGCTCGAAGAGGCGCTGGACACCCACCTGGCCGACGCGCTGCCACGCAACGCGCCGGACTTCGCCGACATGCGCACCGCCTACGCCCACGCGCGCTGGATCGGTCCGGGCCGCGGCTGGATCGATCCGGTCAAGGAACCGCAGGGCGAGGTGCTCAAACTGGACGCCGCTCTGACCACGCTGTCCGACAGCACGTCCACCATCTCGGGTCGTTACTACCTCGACATCCTGGACGAGCGGGAGGTCGAGCAGGCGCAGATGAAGGC